ATAAAGCAAACTTACAATCAGATTGACTTGTTCTTGCTATTGTTGAACCACTTGCTAATTGTGATGCATCTGCTCCATTCTTTTTTATATTTTGACTTGAAGCTGTTGCTGCAAAGTTACCATCTGTTGTTAATGATGTATTACTTGAAATAGATAAAACATTAAATATTTCGTTATTAATTTTAATGTCATCACCTACTGAAAATTCTGTAGTAAAACTTGTTCCACTTCCTGTTACAGTTGGTGAACCTGCTGATACTGAAACTGTTCCTGTTTTATTTTGATAGGTATCTTTATTTACTTGTGTCCATGTATTACCATCTGCACTATAATAAATATTAGAACCTTGACAAGCTACAACTCCTTTAGCATATCTAAATATACCTTCAACATTTGTACTAGTTGTATCTGGAGTACTAGAACCAAATTTAGAAAAACCATTTATTCTTCTATATCCTCCATGGATAGAAGATTCATAGTTTTCCAAAGTTGTTGCGACACCCGGAGTTCTAAATAGTGTGTGTGTTGTACCTACTAAGTCTAATCCGCCTTCGCATGTTACTGATACACCTTGTTCTGCCATTTAACAATTCCATGCTCTTAATGCTTTGTTTATTCTACTATTAGGGTCTCTTGCAGTTTTTGCAGATGTAAGTTTTTTCTTCATCCCTTTCATCCTAGCACAAAAACTAGCCCTTCTTTTATTACCAACTTTTTTACTTGGTGCTTTTAAATTTCCTCCGGTAGCACGATTATAACTTGCTCTACCTTTTGCATTTAAACCACCTTTAGGATTCTTACCTTCTTTTCTCTGCCATGCAGGTGACTTTGCCATTATACTATCCTTGTTCTATCATCAGTCATTCTATCTGGAAAAGGTTCAATAAGTTGTTCTCTCATTGTTCTTAAACCTTTTTTATATTCTGCATCAGCTAGTTGTGACTGACTTATATTATCTTTAAATTGATGTACATAGTATCTTGCTCTTGCAAGTAATACTGTTGTATATTGTTGTGGGAATACTACAGTATCTCCATGTGCTGTTAATTCGCTTGGTTGTGAGTACGCAAAGAAATAAACTTTGTATTTACCATTAGGTATAGGTGATAAACCAAACTTATCATTCTTTGGACTTCTAATAATTCTTTGTGGAATACCGAATGTTTGTGTATTACTTTTATCTACTGATTCAGATATTGCATAATGCTTACTCCAAAACTCTGTAGTAATAGGTCTTAAATTTCTTATTTCAAATGGTGCTGTTTTTCCACTAACACCTTCTTCTGTTAAGACTACATTTTCATAATCTATAAAGCCATAATCAGTTGTAACTCCAGTTGAACTTGCGTTAAATTTGTACCACCTAGTTCCAGATACAGTTTCAACTGCAACATTTCCATAATAGTTATTACTTGGGTCACCAACTGCTAAGAAACTCCATTTATCTTCTGCGTTACAAATATCAAAGTATGCTCTATTAATTGTATCTTTAATATATTTTTGTATTCCTTTAGCACTTCCAAAAGAAACACTAGACAGTTCTACTTCATTTAATTCTCTTATAAGAGTATTTGTTAAATCCAAAAATGTTCTGAAGGGTGCTGCCATTAAATTCTGTCCTGTTTATTAAAAGAGAGGGCGAGATTAATCGCCCCCTCAATATTAAGTATTAGTCTATAGTGTAGATAGCTTTTACTAAAGCATCATCTCTAAGAACTTGTCTTCCATATACATGAAGACCTCTAACGATATCACCGAAAGTATCAGTATCTCTTAAAGTCTCAATGTTTAGGATTGACTGAGCAGTTGCTGTAGAAGACATATGTCCTGCTAAGCATTGACCAGTAGCATTTGTAGTTGCAGGTACATTAGAAGATTTGTACATTTGGAATCCTCTAATTGAACCAGATGCAACTAGACCATTTCTTACTCCACCATCACCTTGGTTAAAGTCAGATGTCATAAGTTTTGAGTCTGTACTTGCTAGTTCTTCATAGAACTCTGGTTTTGCAACAAACCATCTTTGGTCTTCTGGCACTTGAGAGTCATCTAACAATCTAGCCATTCTAGCCATGACTGCTAAAGGAGTTAACTCACCAGATGCATGACCCATATCAATTGGGTCTCCAGAAGTAAAGTTAGCTATTGCTGAACCTGTACCATCACCACCAAGTTGATGGTCTGGTGCAGAAGTAGATACACCTGCAAACATTGCAGATAATACTTCAGCATCCATAGTGTTCTTAAGAGTATAAGCTGCACTTGATGCACCTACTGATGCAAAGTTGATATGAGAAAGTTTTTCCTCGATATCGTCAACTATAAACTTAAAGCTGTTTGCTTTGTCGATTACAAGAGTTAATTCTTGGTCAGTTAAGTACTGTTTAGTTGTACTTGCTGCTCTTGTATAAGCCGCAACTGTGATTTCTGGTTCTTTGATGATTTTTACTGTATCACCGAAAGCCGCAATCTCACCTGCGTAGTCTGTGTTTGTTATTGCTTCGATAACAGAAGACTTTCTAAAGAAGTTTTGAATCTTCTTCGAAAATATTTCTGGTACGAAGAACTCATTAGTTTGTCCCGAAGTACCCGCATTAAAGTTATTGTTAGCACCTCCGGAAGCATTTTGAAATACCGCCATGATATTCCCCTTTCCTTTGTTGTTTAAGTTAAGTGATTAACAATGTGCGGTCTATAATTTAGTAAGTAGGATTGCCAGAACCTCTACTTGGTCTGTTACCCATGTCATTTACGACACGACCTTCAGACATAGCTTCAGTTATAGCTTTCTCGTTCTTATCAAATTCTGACTGCGACATTGCCGCTATTTGTGAACGAGTCCAAATCTTTTTAGAACCATAGCCAATTTCTTTGCTGTTTTTAACTTTCACCATTTCTGATGCAGCAACTAAATCGCCAGATACTTCTTTAGATTTTGACTTGCCGGTATCCTGCTTGAATAAATCTATTGCTCTTGAAGCAAGTTCTGCGTTTGTAGCATTACCATAAACCCAATCCTTAATCGCTTCGGGTTGACTTGATGCCCAACTATGAAAATCATCTGACTCACGAATTTCTTCGAAGTCTGGATGCATTCTCGCTAGTCTAGCTTCTGCCTTCTCTTTGTTTGCAGCTTGATTTAATTCCTTAAGATTTTTAATCTCTTGTTTTAAATCTTCTGTTTCCTTAGAAGCTTGAAGATGTGATACTGATTCAACAACACCATAAACATCTGGATATTCTTTTTTAAATGCTGCAAGTTCATCTGCACTCTTTGGTGCTTTGTATGTAGGTCTGTTTGACCTAATCTCCGCTAAGAGTTCATTTTCTCTTGCTTTAAAAGAATTAACCCGACCATCATAATGTTTCTTGAGGTCATCATATCTTTTTTTGTAGTCAACCTTTTTATAAGGTTTGTCAGCTTGTTCTTCTGGAGTATCTTCCTCTGGTTGTTCTGACCTCATTGAGTCAACAACAACTTTTGGTTGGTCCTTCTTAACCGCTATCGTGTTAGCATCTGCAAAAGGTTCTTTCGCATTTGCTTCCATTTGTTCATAATCAATATAATCTTTTTTAGAATTATATGGATTTGCTTCTGTTTCATTACTCTGCTGAGTAGCTTTACCTTTCAGTAAAGTGTCTGCATTACTTTCAACCATTTTTAATCACCTTTCTTGTTTGGGGTTTGCGTATTGCAAAGTAGCCGATATAGAGTGCCTAGGTGATTGCCCGGGTAGCTCTATATTTTATACTTATTGGTAGATAATAATCCACCTTTTGCCATCATGGGTTGTCCAGATTCCATTTGAGAATCTTGAACTGCCATACTGTTATCATACTCTTGTTCTGCTGCTTTCATTTGTTTTCTAAGTCTATCTACACCAATTTGCTTAACTGCTTTTGCTGTAAATACAAACTCACCATCCGATAGCATTGCAGGTATCGAGTCTGAAGTTCCTGTTCCCGGTCCATCAACTTCGCCCTCACCGGTAAATTCTTTTGCTGTTAATTTGACAATGACATCCATTATACCCGGATGCATTTCAATAACTTCTTCTAATAATTGTTCTTCATCTGAATCTAAAACAGATGTATCTACTTCTGCTTTAATATCCATTTCTTCTTCACCACTAGGAGTCATTGCTTCTTCCATTTGCATTTCCATAGTAGTTTCTGCTTCTGGTGCAAGTTCTGGTATTTTTATTTCTCCACCTTCAGCTTTTTTATTTTGTAATCTTGTCCACTCTTGTGAAAATAAACTGTATTCTTGTGCAGATAAATCTTCTACTTTTTTATCATATGTTGAACTTAACCATGATTGAAAAGGTGTATCACCTGCTGCCATTTTAAGAACTGGTCCACCATATCTATATGCTTGATAACCTACATCTTCAATTTTACCAAGTCTAGGGTCACCACCCATTAAACCACCTGTAGCAGCTTTAGTTACATTTTGTTTATTCATTTTAATTCTATTCATCATAGTAACACCTATATTAGCAACAATAGCATCATCAGTTGCACCATTCTTTTTCATAAGGTTGTATGTTGCTAAAGCTTGGTCGTATGACTTTTTATCTTCTTCAACAACATCACCTTTTTTATATCTTGCTCTTGACTTGTCAAATAATCTTAATGGAGTTCCTTCACGCACACTTTGAGGTGTATTAGTATCATACAATCCCATAGTAGGTGCTTGGTCAGAAGCGGGTTGCATAAACCCATCCATTTGATTTCTTAACTTATCAGTAGCCATTAATTACTTTTTCTTTTTAGATGCCATTCCGCCATACATCATTTTCTTTTTCATCATTCCGCCACCCATCATTTTTTTCTTTCCATGTGCCATTCCGCCATGTTTCATTTTCTTTTTAGGTGGTCTTCCGACTTTACTTCCATAAGTTCCTTTTCCCATTGGCATAGTTATTTCTCCTGTTGTTTGTTTAGTTTATTAGTTTTGTCCAGTTGGATTAACTGTTCCAGTAAATTCCATTTCCCCTGTTTGCGGTACACCTCCTGTTCCGATTGTGCCATTGCCAACTCCAGAGTTGTCTGGGTTTGGAGCTTCAAAAGGTACTCCTTGAGGGGTCTCCATTGGGGACTCTGGACTATCTGTTCCACCAACTGATTGGTTTTGTCTTGCATTCTGTAGTCCTATAATCTTAGCATATATTTCTGCTTCATTAGGGTCATTGATTACTGCTTCTGGGTCAAGGTCTAATGTATATGCTAATTCTTTAATTAGTTCTGGAATCTTAACAAATGGTGCAATTGCAGGATTCTGAACACTTTGTAGGAACATTGTAAGTCTTTGTGACCTAACTTCTTTTTGCATTAAAGAAGATGTTCCTGTTGCCTTAACTTCAAGGTCTCCCTCGATTGCTAAGTCTCCTTCATAAAACTGCATGTTCCATTGGAAGTATGCTTCGCCCAAAGGTTTTAATAAGAAATCATCTAAATTTTTTACAACAGTTTTTATATTTAAGTTTGCTGCT